GGAATAAAAGGATTCTTTAATGATGTAAAAGGTTTCTTTACCAAAACCATACCAGAGAAGATAGAGAAAGTCAAGACAAAAATTACAGACTTCTTTACAGGTGAGGAAGGTATCATAACAAAGATCACAGAGTTTTTTAAGTTTGATTTTGAGTCACTAAAAGCAACAATTAAAGATAACTTCAACGTGGAGAGTTTTCTTGATATAGTGTTTATTCCTTATGATGCTGCCGTAAAAGCATTGATGGGTTTCTTTGGTTTTAGTGAAGAAGACATAAAAGCATTTTCAATGAAAGATTTGATAACTGATACTGTAAAGAAAGTTGGAGATTTTTTCAAAGACATATTTAGTTTTGATAGTGAATCAATGTTAGGTGATATAAAAGGTAAGATAGCAGACATGGGTCTCGTATTGAAAGCGATGACTAAAGGTGCCAGCGCAGCTGCAAAAGCAATCGCACCTGGTGGTGAAAGCCCAGCAGAAGCATATAGAAGAGTTTACAATGAGACTATGGCAACTGGTGAAAGTCAGTTAGATACTGCTGGTACAGGTGATGCTCAGATTGCAGAACAAATCGCAGCTGAAGACAGAGGTGGTGGAAAGATTGTAACCACATCCTCAGGTGCAGCGTTCATACAAGGTGAGGGTGCTCAAGAAATAATAGATGCTATGGAACGTGTCAATGGTACCTCTCAAGAATTAAATAATGAGATGGCAACTAATGTTGCAAATAATCAAAATGGAAGTCCAAATATAGTACAAGTTGTTGATGCTAAATCAAATAATAACTCACAAACAAATAATACAGTCGTAAGTAAAACAGTAACAGATAACGACCCTATCCTTGAGGCTGCTTTTTAATTAACCCATAAAAAAAGGGGCCCGAAGGCCCCTTTGAAGTTCAACATCTATAAGTTGAATTATGCGTTGTAAGCGACTTGCTTACCGAACACTTTGTTGATACCTGCAGCGATGATCGCTTTAGATGGTGTACCAACTCTGTAAGAAACACCTTTAGATGATCTGTTTTCGTAAATCATCATACCTTCGTTTCTTAATTTCCCTACCATTGCAGCAGGTGATTTAAGGTCAAATGTTTTCCTTAGAGTTTTCCAAGTCACATCATTACCTTTTGCAAAAAGATTTCTGATTTTTGCAGTTTTTGATAGTTTAGTTCTAGCCATGATATAGTTTCCTTTCTTCATGATATTGAAAAATGACAACATATGTTATCTTCCTTTCATTTGTATTGTAGTCAGAATAACATATGTCGCCGTATTTGTCAAGGGTTATTTTTTAACTATTTGCAAGTTTTTCAAAATAACTCATAGTGTCGTCATCGTCTGACCCCACTACATCTTGTGCCTTAACTTGAGGTGCAGATTTCGCCTCTTTTTGAGGATTCGAATCAGGTGATTTTACCTCATTTTCAAGGGACTCTTGCACATTCCCTACCTTAGTAGTACCAGAAAGTACTATGTCCATTCTTTTCGCAAGTTCTTCATAAGACTTGAAATTAGATGAATTAGTAAATTCAGATAAAGCATATGACTTTTGGCATATGTCTTCTACTTTTGACTCATCCTCAGATAGTTTTGAAGGTGCTTCAAATTCCGATTTATCGTAATTCCAATAACCATCTACTTTTCTGATCTTCAATTTGAAGTTGGCACCAGTAAATGGGTCGAAAGGATTAATCGGTGTTTCATCTTGAAACTCTGGTTGCATTGCAGCCAAAAGTTTATCATAAATTTTCTTACCATATTTGTATAAGAAAACTTTACCTTCGTTCTCTGGGTGTTTAGGGTCAGAAACAACATAAACATTAGAGTAGTATGATAACTTTCTCTTTTGTTTTCTTGCTATTTCTTTGTCAGATTCTAAACCTGTATTCCATAGTTTAGAATTATATTCAGAAACAGGGTCTTTCTGATTGATAGTGGTTCTTGAATTTTCAATATACCACTGACCAGTTGGACCTTGAAATGCATGAGAATAAACTTTTACCCATGGCAATTCCTCACCATGAACGGCAGGCAAAAATCTAAGTACAGCATAACCGTTGCCAGACTTATCTAACTCGCCTTTCCAAATTCTCTCATCTACATAAGATTTTTTTTCTGAATTAGGTGCTTTTTCTTGATTTACTGCACCAAGTAATTTGTCTAAGCTATTCTTAGACCTTATGTTATCTAGTGACATTTTTATGTCTCCTTATGTTATCGTATGTTATCGTATGTTTTAAATTTAACATTAGGGCAATCTTTAATACGACTTTTCTCAATAAACTTAAAATCATTATTAACCCAGGTAAACTTAACATTCGAAAATTCTCTAAATGTCAAATATAACTGTTGTCGCCAGTCGTGAGGATTACGCCCCTCTGCTTCTTCAGGTAGATAATACTTACTACCCTTGTATATGTTATTTATACGTTCACCATCACTGTAATTAGCAATGTCGAACCCAAACATATACACTTCACTACACGCAATATCTTGACAAGCTAGATGTACTGCTGTCGTTCCAGCACCCCATTCTTTAGGGTCGATGATCTGCGTGATCAAATCTTCTTCATTTGGATAAATGACATGAAGACCTAATTCGTTTTTAACTTTATCTTTTTCTCTACCAGAACCATTTACTACCATTTGACCACTGTCTTTTCCGTAATAATGTATTTGTTCTGGTTTCCAACCTTTTATCATTTCTGGTAATAATATCTCAGATGTGGTTGGTAATAAATTCCAATCGCTAAAATAACAATTATGTCTTCTAGCATAACCTGATTCAATGATCTCACCTTGTATTCCGTAATCTACTGCAACTAAATTATCTACTTCGTGATCTCTGTAAATTGCATTACAACCCCAAGAGACTCCGTTTTGTCTAGTGACAGGAAACCCCTTTCTAGATTCGCCATTTCCGTAAATATAATGAATCATCGAATAACCTTCATTAGAGCTAATTTACACTTTTTAGTATCTATTGTCAAGAAGTTTTTGTATTTTTCTACCATTTTTTTATGATCTTTCCATATTATATCAGTATTGTCCCAATCTTTAATATACCCTACTAAATCGTCTAAGATTACCATAGTTTCTATGGATATTCGTTTTCCTAGATATTCTCTCAATAGTATAGGATGTTGATCTTCCCATTTAAATAACTCTTCAAATCGGTCTGCATATGGACTTAATTCATTTGTCAGATTATATGTTAAAGATTGTATTCTTTTCTTCCAATTTAAATAATTATCTTCACTAAAATTTTTTATATATCCATTTTTATCTGCCAAAAAGTTTGATACAAAATAATTTTCTACATCTTTTTTATCTTTGTATTTCCTAGCAATCCTTGCAAAAAATAATCTATCATTTCTTTTGTAGAAAGATATTTTTTTTGTTTTAGTTTTTCCACCGTACTTATGATAATCATACCCTGCTCTAGAGAAGTGTGCCTTTATCGCACAATACATTAAATAAACTTCAACGGGTTCCATTAATCGATAGGTAATTTTCCTCTGCCTTCTACATCTGAAGAGATTAATCTTAATTCTCTTGCGTTTGCTTCTATTTTTGCTTTTAGTGCTTTTGTAATTAGTTTTGCAACTGTTTCAATTTCTATTTCATTTGTTTCACAATAATGTGTCACTGCATCTAAATGACTTATTCCTTTTTCCACAGCCATTTGTTCTATTTGTAATGAAAATGTTTTTGGTGTAATTTTAAATAAACTCAATTTTGTTTCCTTTTAAGTGGCAAGTTTCTGTTGCCAGGTACTTGCCAACCCCGACTGTTAACCACGCTAGCGATTAGGCAGCCATTGCAAAATTATTATTTGTACTTATGGTTGTGAATACTCAGATTAGATACTCGTCAGCAGTCGAAACCTATTTCACCCCCTAAGTCGAGGTTTAAACTTGGTTTGGTGGAGGTGGGTGGTATCGCACCACCGTCCTCACTAACTTTTTGCAAATCGTCAACGCATTCAACTATCATATTTATACCATACTTAAAAGATAAAGTCAAGGGTTAACTTGTTTCACCTTTGTATGTGTCTAATGTTCTTTTAAATTTACCAGCATGAGACTTCTCTGCTTTTGCTAGTGTCTCAAACCAATCTGCTATTTCATCAAAACCTTCTTCTCTAGCAGTTCTTGCCATACCTGGGTACATGTCTGTGTACTCATGAGTTTCGCCTTTGATTGCTGAGTTTAAGTTTTGTTCAGTATTACCCATAGGTTCACCTGTCGCTGGGTCACCTACTTCTTCTAAGTATTCTAAGTGTCCATGAGCGTGACCTGTTTCACCTTCAGCAGTTGATCTGAATATTTGTGCCACTTCGTTTGCACCTTCTATATCTGCCTTTTGAGCAAAATATAAGTATCTTCTATTTGCTTCGCTTTCGCCAGCAAATGCAGTTCTTAAATTATCTTTTGTTTTACTATCTTTTAGTTCCATAACTACCTTTCACTATTGAATGCCACAATTGCTTCTTGCAATTTAGGCAGGTATTCTTGTTTTTGTTTTACAAACTCTTGTACCTCACCGTCAGATGTGACAACTAAGATCACAATTTGATCGATAGGTGTACCAGTTTGTTCTTCATGCATTTCTGCATAAGCAGATGCTTGAATATAATAATTTTCATTGTACTCTTCTTTTCTAGGTTTAGAAGAGGTTTTAAAATCAATCACTGATAACTTGCCATTGTATTCTGCTATACAATCCACACGACCAGCAATTTTGTATTTATCTGACCATAGTGAAGCCTCTTGAAAATAGATGTTATCTATATTAGATAATGCTTGATTTTTTAATTGTCCAAATAGACAATATGCGAGAAAATCTTTTTTATGTTTGTCTTCGTCAAAATTATTATTTAAATAATCTTCACACATGTGGTGTACTTTTGTTCCACGATTTGCAGCTGTTCTTGCGATATGATTTGCAACATCTTCGCCAACACGCTTACGCCATTCCATTAGACCTTGTTTTGATCTACCAGATAATACTGTTGTTATTGACGGATATTTGTTGCCTTCAGGCGTGA